CATTGGATCCGGTGTAACCGGTTACACCATTAGAACCAGTATAACCAATAACTCCTTGGCTACCTGTAAACCCAGTTACACCATTGGATCCGGTGTAACCAATAACACCTTGTATGCCTTGAGAGCCAGTATATCCGATTGCGCCTTGTATACCTTGTGATCCAGTAAATCCAGTATCACCTTTATCACCAGTTCTAGTGAATGTTGCTACTGTTGAGAGGTTGTTTGCAAAAGAATAACCACCACTTAACCAGGCTATTGGAACTTCAAAATAGTTACCGGTATGACTGTGATTTCCAACAATGGAGAACTGTGAAAAGTTGAGACTATTGGCTGCTTCAACCACGTTGAAGTTGCCTTTAATAGCCGATGTAGAGTCATCGATTGTTGTCAGATAGTTATAAGAATTGGCACCCGTGCTATCAAGAAAACTGATATACATAACAGAAGCTGAAGCAAGATTTGCAGTATTAAATTTTACAACCCCACTACCAGGATCTGTGTTTACAGTATTTGAAGAGAATGTATAGTCAAATGATGCACCACCGAATGATCCAGTATCACCCTTGGATCCAGTATAACCAAGGGAACCAGCATATCCTGTAACACCATTAGAACCAGTATATCCAATTACGCCGTTGGAACCGGTAAAACCAATTATACCTTGGGAACCTGTATATCCAATTATGCCTTGACTACCAGTAAAACCAATAACTCCCTGGCTACCAGTATAACCAATTACACCTTGACTACCAGTAAAGCCAATAATACCTTGTATACCCTGGCTACCGGTAAAACCAATAACACCATTAGATCCAGTAAATCCAGTTACACCATTCGATCCGGTGAAACCGGTTATACCTTGTGAACCAGTATAACCTTGTATACCCTGAGATCCAACAAACCCAATAACACCAATTTCGCCCTTAGAACCGGTATACCCGATTACACCATTAGAACCAGTATACCCGATTACACCATTAGAACCAGTATACCCGATTACACCATTAGAACCTGTATATCCTTTATCACCTTGGATACCTTGCGATCCGGTAAATCCAGCATTATCAGTCCAATAAATACTGCTGCCGTTTGATGACAGTGTTTGGCCTGGTGTACCTGGAGTACCATTGGCAACAAGTGTAGTAATAGAAGAAGTGGTTATATTTGCACCGATCTCGAATAGAACCGAGCCATTCGATGATATAACTTTCTTATCTGTGAGATTGATGGATAGCTCGCCGGGATTAATATACCGAGTATTTGCTGGGTTAGTTGACGGCAGTCGGCCGGAGACAAACGTTCTCTTATGGATAATCGGTGTCGTATTAGCCATATGGCTCTCCTGGCGTAGATATATATCTTTATGCGCACTATATAGTGTACATTAGTTCGGAACTATGATATATTTATAAGAATGGTTACGTGGAGATCTTATGAAAATTGCATTTATTGACACTCTTGGTTTGACTTATGACGGATCAACACTAGAAAAACGCGGACTAGGTGGATCAGAATCCGCTGTTATCCGAATGTCACAGGAGTTGGCCAAGATAGGATTTCAGGTAACTGTCTATAATGACTGTACCTCTGACGACTCAGAACCTGGTTTTTATGATGGTGTAGAATATCGGCCAGTTTCTATTGCTCAAACTGTTCCGCGACAATTTGATGTTTGCATTGTCTCAAGATCTATTAACCCCATTGCTGATAGTTGGGAAGTTCCTACAAATGCTAAACACGTGTGTCTTTGGATGCATGATACATTTTGCGAGGGTGATAATCAGATCGAGCATCTTATTAATCAAGGTAAGATTAATGAGATCTTTACATTGTCGGACTGGCATACTGGATATGTCACCCATTGCGACCATGGCTTTCGCCGTAACTTCGATGTCCTAAAGAACCATATCTTTCAGACTCGTAACGGTATCGGTAACATGAATCCTGGTTGGATCGACGTACGTGACAAAGATCCGAACCTATTTGTGTTCAACGCCTCTGTTACCAAAGGAATGGTTCCTCTAGTCAAGCAGATCTGGCCTGAGGTTAAACGACGTATTCCTGATGCTAAGTTAAAGATCATCGGTGGATACTATAAGTTCCGTGAAGCTGCAGGTCCAGATCAACAAGAAAAAGATTGGGCCGAGATGGCTCTTCAACATGGAGATAATATCGAGTTTACCGGTGTGATTACCCAGCAGGAGATCTCAAACATTTTGCATGATGCCAGTTATATGATTTATCCTGCAGGATTTCCTGAAACATTTGGTATCTCTACACTAGAGGCATTAGCCCATAACGTTCCTTTGATTACATGTCGTTTCGGTGCTCTAGAGGAGACTGCAATAGATCTTGCATCATGGAAGATCAACTATCCGGTTGAACCAAACTGGGCATTACCATGGCTTGATCAGAATATTCAAGTCGATATCTTTGTCAACACAGTTGTTGATGCATACAACAACAAGTATCTGCACCAGCAGAAGATGTATGCATGCAACCAGGTCAAGGATATCTGCACCTGGGATACCGTCGCTCTTCAGTGGAAGCAGCATCTATATAAGAAACTTGGCAAGTTCATGGACATTACTGAGTATCGTAGTGTACAGAAGATCAATAGCCGGGTTCGTAAGGTATTTGGTCGCCGGTTCATGAATCATGAAGAACTAGTAGAGCCGATACACCACAAACCACGATGGATTTCTATTGTTACTCCGGTATATAATGCCGAGAAGTATATTGCGCGGTGCATTGAATCGGTGGCACAGCAAGATTATAATGACTATATGATGTATATCATCGACGACTGTTCTACTGATAATACCGTAGAAGTTATTAAGCAAACAATCAATGCTCTTCCTATCGACATTGCCGACAAATTTCAGTTGATTACAAACACCAAGAATAAAGGTGCCGTGTGTAATCAGATTACAACTATCGAAGGCAATTGTTTAAAAAATGATATCATCATGCTTATTGATGGTGATGATTGGCTAGTTAATAATCCTAACATATTTCATATGTACAACAATCTGTACCAGGATGGGGCAGAGTTTACCTATGGTTCGTGTTGGTCATTGGTCGATAATATACCGTTAATTGCACAGGAATATCCACCTGAAGTCAAGGCTAGTAAGACGTATCGCGACTATAAGTTTAATTGGAATATGCCATACACCCATCTGCGCACATTCAAGTGGGAACTGATGGATGGGTTTATTCATCAGTATGGCCGTGATTCATTCAAGGATGAAGAAGGCAACTGGCTGAAAGCAGGCGGTGATACAGCTGTATTCTATGCCATGATTGAACAGGCAAATCCTGATAACATTATCTGCATTCCAGATATCGTGTATAACTATAATGATGCCAATCCTATTAATGACTATAAGGTCAATAGCGATGAGCAGACTAAGACTGCTACTAAAGTATTGAACACGACTTCGCCATTCACTCCTGGGCAGATTGATTTGAGACCACTATGAAAAATTATGAAAACGATATTGCTGTAACCTATATTGATAGAGAATGGCCAGATATTGAGAAGGAAATACGTAACCATGTAACAGACTGGTCTGTGTGTATCCAAGCCGGTGGCCACCTTGGGTTATATCCTACACGTCTTTCGAAGTTGTTTGGCACAGTACATACATTTGAAGCTGATGCCGGTAACTATCAAAAGCTTGTTGAAAACTGCAGCGATGAAAATAACATCGTGTGTTATCATAATGCGTTAAGTGCATATTCTAGAGCAATGGGCATTTGGCGAATGCCTGGTGGAAATACCGGTCAGAATTTTGTTGTTCAAGGTAACGATGTTGATGCAATCACCATTGACTCTCTTAACTTACCATCGTGTGGTTTGATCCAACTTGATATTGAGAGGCATGAACTGTTTGCGTTGATGGGTGCAATTGAAACCATTGAAAAGTTCCGGCCAGTTATTATTCTCGAGGGGCCGGAAACAACCAACAATGCATGCAATATTATTTTAGAACAACTCGGCTATGAGTTTATTGCAAGAGCCGGACAAGATAGTGTATTTGTGTACACAAATTCAGCTGCACCAACTACAGAGTATAGAGATGTTAATATGAAAAAGATTCTAGTTGCTATTCCTACTGCTCGTTATATCGAACCGGATACATTTAAGTCGATCTATGATTTGGATGTTCCTGCTGGATACGAAATAACGTTTCAGCATTTCTACGGATATCGAGTTGACCAGGTACGTAATCTAATATGTGATTGGGTTGCACGCGGTTATGATTATTTGCTGGCAGTCGATCATGACGTGACCTTTGCACCGGATACACTTAGGAAGTTACTGGATCACAATGTGGATCTGGTATCAGGTGTCTATAGGCAGCGACTAGAGCCACAGGCGATTGAGATCTACGATTTAAATCAGCAGCGTATGACTATCGATCAGATCTATGGAAAAGATCTTGTTAGGATCGGCGCCTGTGGATTTGGTTGTGTTCTTGTCAAAAAGGAAGTTATCGTCGGAGTTGGATATCCACAGTTCGAATATCATCCAGCGCTCGATCACGGTAAAACTGTCAGCGAGGATACCGACTTCTGCAGAAAGGCAACAAACAACGGATTTGAACTATGGTGTGATCCATCCATTCTTTGTGGCCACATCGGTTCGACTACAATGTACGT